AAATCAGAGCGCACAATCCTTGTAAAGCATGGTGGGAACCCTTGCTTAAGTATCTAGGCAAAACCAAGTCTGATGACGAAACCTTGCCCTTACTCACAATTTTAGATGCGGTTGGACTTCAGCGCGCGTTGTGGTGCTTTCGTGCAGTCGAGGGATTTGCTAAAGAGAAGTTACTGCTTGGAGTTACTTATGCTAGAGAGGTTGAGCATTTGATGCCTGCCGAGTCGAAGAAATGTTTGGATGTTTTTGAACGGTATGCGAATGGGTTAGCGACGGAGGAGGAGTTTGAGGCTACTCGGGCTGCTGCTGCTGCTACTCGGGCTGCTGCTTATGCTGCTAGTGCCGCTTCTGCTGCTGATGTTGCTGATGCTGCTGCTGTTTATGCTGCTCGTGCTGATGCTGCTAGTGCCGCTTCTGCTGCTGAGGCTGCTGCTGGTCCTGTTGCTTGTGCTGATGCTGGTGCTGGTGCTGCTGCTGTTGCTACTCGTGCTGCTGCTGCTGTTGCTGCTCGTTCGACCATCGAAGCAAAACAAGAAACCCAACTTAGACAATTACTGGAGAGAACATGTACAAAACAACCAATGAACGAATTGAAGCGTATTTGAAATCACATTTACAGCGCGAATATTTCAACAGCGACGGTGAAGTTGTTGAGAATGCGCATTATTTTATGTACCGAGAAGACATAGACGATTTTGCAACCTTGATTATTCAGGAATGTATAGAGCAAGTATTGAAAGAAAAGTATCCAGAAAAATATCTAGAAGGCGGAGACGATAGTGATTTTGAGGGTTGGTTGAGAATGAAAGACCGCAATTGCACCATTGAAAACGTTGTTAATAGAATAAAAAAACATTTTGGAGTCAAAAATGACTGATAAAGAATTGATACAGCAGGCGTTTAATGCTTTAGATAAGTTGACCGATCTTTTCCCAGATTCTAGAGGCGGTCACGGTCAAGAAGCAGAGGATGCTCGTAACGCTGCCCTTGTTGTAATGGAAGACTTGGCTGCAAGATTACAGCAACCTGCCACAAAAAAACTTGGGTTTGATGATGCTTTAAAAATTGCTTATGGCTGTTTTGATTACATGGGGGGCTATCGTGATGATAATTTATATATCTATCATCATGGTATTCAAACTGTAGTTAATTGTCTAGAAGCCGCAAAAGAAAAGGGGCTCAAAGATAGCCAAATTAGAGCAGTACATATTATCGGCACTGAAGAAATTGAACGACAAATGAAGCATGAGCAAAAACCTTGAATTGGATTGACCGATGAATAGCATGACAAAACAACAAATAAACGCCATAGCCATGAGCTTAAATTTTCCCTACGACCACAGCACAAACGAGGTTAAAGACCTTGACCGTTTAGTGCGCTTGGTGGATTGCGTGAAGTCCGAGCCACAAAGCCAAGATGTCATTGTGGTATCTGAAAAAGTATGGAAGCCGATATTTCAAGAATTTGCGGACGAAGTAAGAGAGCACAACAAAAAGCCAAAAAAATTTTAGGCGAACGCGTTAAATTAACGTATTAACCGTGTTATATTTCAATTGTCAGTTTGGCGGCTGGCAGATGAGAGACAAAACTGAAGCCCGCATATTGCGGTGACTTGAACCGGTGAAGGCATACTCTTTTGTTTCTCAAATGCCTAAACCCGTCTCACGCCAGAGGCCAAGTCATCACAGTGTGTGGGCTTTTCTTTTGGCAATCATTCATGCGGTACGTCGATGGTGAAATGATTTGATAGCCCCTTACACGAGCAAGCCAAAGGGGGCAGCGTGGGCGAATTGCTAGAGCGTGGTGGTACAGGTTAATACCTGAGATAGTCTGGCATAGTGCGAATGCGAGAAACGGCTCCAGAAGCTAATCAAGCAAGCATAAGCGAAACTTTGGGTTCCCCCACGGTATAAGCTATGCTTTGCTCAAAACTCACCTAAAGCTAATCCATAAGCATTACCCTTAGAAAGCAATCAACGACAAAGATGTTGAGTAATGCTAATAAGTTAGGCAAACAAAATTGGTTGAGTTATAATGAATTTGTCAATACGCTAACCGGATTGTGAAAATGAGCTTAACACCAAAACAAGATAAATTCGCCCGATGTATCGCAGATGGAATGTCGCAGGCTGATGCTTATCGAGCTTCGTATGGTGCGGAAAAGATGAAGCCTGAGACTATCTACAAACGTGCTTGTGAATTGATGGCAGACGGGAACGTAAAGGGTAGGGTGCAAGAACTAAAGGGAAAGCTAGAAGAAAAGGCCATCTGGACGCGCGAGATGAGCGTTAAAGCGCTTGTTCAGGCTTACAAGGTAGCACAGGTGCAGAACAGCTCAACAGGCATGGCTGGGGCGATTAAAGAGCTTAACGCCATGCATGGGTACAACGCCCCAAAACAGGTTGAATTATCTGGTGGGTTGCAAGTGCAAAAGATTGAACGTGTGGTGGTGAAAACGTGAGCGTGGTTCAGATTGGGAACGCCACCCTTTACCTTGGCGATTGCATGGACATCCTGCCAACGCTGGATAAGGTGGATGCTGTGATTACAGACCCGTTTTATGGAATTGATGTTGGCTCAATGGGCATGGGCAAAGGTAAAAAAGCCACTATTTTTGAAAAGTTTGAATGGGACAAAGAAACCCCAACGGCTTATTTAATTGCCAGATGCCTTGCTGCCGCTGACATTGCGATTATTTGGGGGGGCAACTATTTTAAATTGCCGCCAAGTGGATGCTGGTTGGCGTGGGACAAGATCCAGAAGTTTTCAGGTGCTGACTTAGAGTTGGCATGGACAAACCTGTCTAAGCCTACCAAGGCTTTCAGGATGTCTCGTGTTGAGGCATACGGCAACATCGAAAAACAACACCCGACACAAAAACCACTTGGCCTGATGAAGTGGTGCATTCAGCAAGCTGGCAACCCCGAAACCATCCTAGACCCATTTATGGGAAGCGGAACAACAGGGGTTGCAGCTATTCAGCTTGGCCGCAAGTTCATCGGCATTGAACGTGAACCAAAATACTTTGACATTGCTTGCAAGCGCATAGAACAAACTGTTGCACAAGGCCAATTGTTTGAGCCTGAACCCATGAAGCAAACGCAGGAGGTAATGTTTTGACCGTCCTCCAACTTCCAACCCCAGAATGGGCCTTGCCCCTGCTCAATCCCTCGCGCTACAAGGGCGCATACGGTGGGCGGGGTGGGGGGAAATCCCAATTTATGGCCGAAATGGTGATTGAAGAACACATCATGAACCCAGAGCGTAGGACTGTATGCGTGCGGGAGATTCAAAAATCATTGGGGCAGTCGGTTAAAAGGCTCATTGAAGACAAAATCAGCGCACTCAATGCCGGTGATTACTTTGAGATTTTGGACACCCAGATCAGAAGCAAGCGCGGCGGTGGATTGATAATATTCCAAGGCATGCAGAATCACACGGCGGATTCAATTAAATCGCTTGAAGGTTATGACTGCGCGTGGGTGGAAGAAGCTCAGACTTTGAGCCAATACAGCTTAGACTTATTACGACCGACCATTCGTAAGCCTAATAGTGAACTATGGTTTACGTGGAACCCGAGATTCAAAACTGATGCCGTGGATAAATTCTTCAGAGGTGAAAAGCGTCAAGACATGATTGTGGTCAATGTGAATTGGCATGATAATCCGTGGTTTGATGAAACCCCTCTTAGGGGTGATATGGAGGCTGATTACAAAGCAGATTCCGACCGCGCCGAGCATGTGTGGGGTGGGCAGTACGGGGCATCAATAGGCGCTATTTTGGCCAAGTGGGTCAATAAAGCGGAACGAGAAGGCCGTATTCATGACGGCGTGAAGTACGACCCGAACGGCGACACAATGGGCGTTAGTGCGGATTTGGGCTTTAGAGACACTGCATCATTCTGGTATTGGCAGGCCGTGCCTGGTGGGTTCAATGTGCTCAAGTACGATGCAGACACGGGACTAGATGCGGATGAGTGGATACCGAGGATTCAGGACAATATCAGGGAGCTTGGGGGGAAGAAAGCAAAGATATGGTTACCCCACGACGCGAGGGCGAAAACATTTCAAAGCCGACATACGACGCTTGAGAAATTCTTGCAGGCTTTTGGCGCTGGAACGTGCGAGATAGTCCCCCAGAGCAAGAAGCAAGACCAGATAGAGGCCGCCAGAACGATTATAAACCGATGTGCATTTAATAAGGAATTATGCGAAGTAGGTTTAGACGGCTTAAGAGCGTGGGAATTTTCCTACAACGAGGAGACCGGCATCATGAGCAGGGAGCCGGTACACAATTGGGCGAGTCACCCTGCTGATGCTTTTTGCTATGGAGCGCAGAAAATTGCAGAAAAAACGCAAGATTTAACAAAAAAAGTGGATATTTTCCCAGTAAAAGGGCAAAATGGAAGAATCACAACGGAACCACTTGACACATTATGGACACAGACCAGACCGTTATCCAGCAGGATTTGAAGCCTAAAAAGACGGCACAATCATTGCATCAAGAATTGCAATCAGCTAAAAAGGCTGATGACAAGTGGATTAAGCGAGCCAAAAAAATAGTCAAACGGTACAGGGACGACCGCAGCAGCAGCTATGACGGGAACAAGCGGTATAACATACTATGGTCAAACGTGCAGGTTTTAATGCCTTCCCTTTATGGCAAGACACCTAAAGCCCAAGTTGAGCGCAGGTGGAAGGATAAAGACCCAATAGCACGAACGGCGGCAGTGATTATGGAGCGTGCGCTGCAATACGAGATTGATAATTACGGCGATTTTGAGAACAGCACCCGATCAGCCACGCTTGACAGATTATTGTCAGGCCGTGGAACTGTATGGGTACGCTTTGAAGCAAAAGAGATTGAGACCGTAGGCGGAGGGCTGGAAGGCTACGAGACACCCGTTGATTATGTGTATTGGGAGGACTTCAGATGCTCACCGGCAAGATGTTGGGATGAGGTCACGTGGGTAGCGCGCAGGGTGTACATGGCTAGAAATGAGCTTGAGTCCCGATTTGGTGAAGACATTACCAAGCGCATACCCATGACGCATGAGCCTATTGGATTGGATGAGATGCGTACGCAGGGCATGAACCAATCAGAAATAGACCGCATGAAGAAAGCGCAGGTATGGGAGATATGGGATAAATCCGAAGAATGTGTTTATTGGGTTGCTGAGGGGTGCGACGAGGTACTAGACCACAAGCTAGACCCGTACGGACTTGATAATTTTTGGCCGTGCCCGAAACCATTATTCGCCACAATGACGACGGACACGCTTGTACCCGTGCCCGATTATGTTTTGTACCAAGATCAAGCCGACGAAATCGACGATTTGACTAAGCGAATAGGATTATTAGTTGATGCGATCAAGGTGGTGGGCGTGTACGACGCTTCACAGCCTGCAATTCAGCGGATGTTAAATGAAGGTGTGGATAACGTGCTTATCCCAGTGGATAGCTGGGCGGCATTTTCTGAAAAAGGCGGCGTGCAGGGGACTGTTCAATTTATGCCCCTTGATATGGTTATCAAAGCATTGCAGACGTGCTATGAAAGCAGGGAGCGAGCCAAGCAGGTAGTGTATGACGTGACGGGCTTAAGCGATATTATCCGAGGCTCAAGCATGGCAAGCGAAACGGCGACGGCGCAGCAGATAAAAGGCCAATATGCTTCGATGCGATTAAAGAGCCTACAACATAACGTTGCGTTATTTGTCACAGAGACCTTAAGAATTAAGGCTCAATTGATGATGGATTTGTATTCACCGAACACCCTTATCAACATGAGTGGAATACAAGGGACGGATGACGCTCAATACGCGGAACAGGCATTGCAGCTTATCAAAAGCGAACCCGCGCGCAATTATAGAATCGACATTGAGGCCGAGAGTTTGGCGGAGATGGATGAAATGGCAGAAAAGCAAAGCCGAATAGAGTTTTTAACAGCTTTTAGCCAAGCCATGAATAACAGTTTGCCGATAATTCAGCAATCCCCAGAGCTGGCGCCTTTGGTTGGTGAAGCAATGATGTTTGTTGTGCGCACGTTCAAAAGCGGTAGAGCATTAGAGGCTACATTAGAAAGCACATTGGAAAAAATGCGCGAACCTAAACCAGAGCAGCCTAATCCCGAAATGATGAAAGCGCAAGCCCAGCAGCAAGCGGATAACATGCGCTTACAGCACGAAGCGGGAATAGAGCAAGCGCGGCAGCAGGTGGAATCCGCTAAACTACAAGCCCAACAACAAGCCGAGCATATTAAATTACAAGCACAAGTTCAGATTGAGCAATTTAAAGCCGATACGTCTAAAGAGCTGGAGCAGATGAAGCAGCAAGCAGAAACAGAACGGCAGGCATATAAAGCGCAACTGGAAGCGCAGACAAAATTGCAAATAGCAGAAATGCAAGCGGCAGCGCAGGCGAAGCCTAGCACCGTCGTGCAGTTCGATGGGGAATCAAAGCTAAACGGAATTGCCGATATATTGACACAAGCGAGTGAAATGCAGGGCGCGAATATATCAGAGGTGGTTAACCAACTTGGTACAGTGGCTCAAGCGTTACTGGGAACAGCGGAAGAATTTAAAAAGCCAAAAAAACGGGTAATACAAAGAGACCAAAACGGTAAAGCCATTGCTGCAATAGAGGTGACAGAATGAACGATATAGAAATTGCAAAGCACGAAGAGCGATTTAAGCACATGGACACCAGAATCGGCAATTTAGATCGTAAAATTGACGCTTTGGCCTTTGAAGTGCATGATATCAAATTGTTGCTTGCTGAAGGCCGAGGCAAAATTAAAGGCGCGATGATGATTATTGCGGCGGGTAGCTCGTTAGTTGGGGCTGCTTGCGGATTGGTTGCGTACTTTTTGAAAGTAGGTTAAGCATGGCACTAATCACTAAAATCAGAACCGCTTGGTTAGAGATTACAGGTAAGCCCACCACGGTCAGTGGTTTTGGAATTACCGATGCTGCAACCTTAACTGAAACACAAACGCTAACCAATAAAACTGTCACAGATGCCTCTTTTACAATTCAAGATGATGCGGACAATACTAAAAAGGCGCGATTCCAAGCCGGTAGCATTACCACAGCAACTATTAGAACTTACACCTTTCCCAATGTAAATGGCACGATAGTTACTACCGGTGATGCAAGCACTGTTACGAATACAATGCTGGCAGGTTCCATCGCTGACACAAAGCTAAACACCATTACAACAGCGGGTAAAGTTGCAAATTCAGCCACGACGGCCACCGCTGCAAACACGGCATCCGCCATTGTTGCAAGAGATGCAAGTGGCGACTTCATTGCGGGTAAAGCCACACTACAAAATCAACTTGTATTAACGAGGGCGAACAACGCAGGCACAGGCCCCAGCTTAGGACAATTATCCCTTGATGGTGCAGTGGGTAATCGGATAGACTTCAACGTTAATGGTGTCGGAGCACCTAATAATGTCACAAGGTCCGTCGGCACAAAGATTGTTCTATATCCCGCTATGGGCACAGGCAACGTAGATTATGGCTTAGGGGTAGATGCGTTAACATTATGGCAAAGTGTTCCACTTAGCACGGCAGGGTTTAAATGGTATGCTAACACGGCACAAGTTGCATCTTTATCCGGAACAGGTGTATTAACGGCCTCATCTTTCGTCGGTTCATTGAATGGCAACGCTTCCACGGCAACTACTTTAACGGGCGGTAATGCTGACTTCTACACTAATACTTTACCCGCAAACACTGGCGGAACCGATACGTATATGTATGTCGGTAGATGGACGACAACGCAGACACAAGAAAAGTTAAGTTTAAAAATTCTGTATAACAATTCATTACTTACAGATACGAGAAGAACATCTGAATATATGTTCTTTTTTAATACAAGTGATGGCGTCGATTTTACTATTGGGAGCACGGGAAATTTTTATGGTTGGGGGCGAGGTTTTACTTTAGGTGAGGGTGGGGCGTTAGACCCAGCGAGTGCAAGAGTTATTCAAGTAAGTCATACTGAATATGATATTTATGTGAGTGTATGTACAGGCGTTGCATCTGGAAACGGGGCTTATGTAATAAATATTTCTGGTGGTTCTTGGACACACTCGGGAACAAACTTTGGATCAACAATCCCAATTGGTAATGCTTACATTTTGTATTTAGACAATATTTTGACTAATTACATGAATGCGACTTTTTCCAGTGTTGGTGCGATAGGTCGGATAACCGCAGCCAATCTTTGGGATGCGGCGAACAATCAGCCCGGGCTTTTAATGTCGGGGGACATTGGTTCTCGTATTGAATTCCAAGATGTTGGCCTTGCGATACCGGCGGTCACAACAAGGTCGGTTGGAACAAAAATAGTAACACGTCCCACGGTAGATTCTGCTGCGGTAGATTTTGCAATTGGAGCCACCAATTCATCCCAGTGGTACTCGGTAGACACGACGACATCGTTTCATGCTTTTTATACGGGAACAACGGTAAGTTTGATAAATGGCAATTCTGGAACATCATCTAGGGGCGTTGTTTACGAAGGCAGCAGTGCAATAACAACCCAAAACACCGCCGTTACATTGACAATTGCACAGATATTAACCTTGGTTATCCGAACAACTCCGACAGCTAATATCACGTTTACCTTGCCCACGGGCACAAATGCTGATGCTGGCGTTATGTCTGGTTTAGAAACATTTAGAAGTTTTACGTGGTCAATTGTTAACACGGCTGCGTTTACGGTGACTATGGCGGGAAACACAGGTATGACGTACGTAGGCACCACAACAATCGCAGCCAATACCAGCGCAAGTTTTAGGACGATTAAAACCGCAACCAATACATTTACCACCTACAGGATTTAATCATGGCGAACGAAATACAATTTCCGTATGTGACGGCAGGATTGACTACCTTAACAGCTCAAATGTTTAAAAGCGGGAACGCAGGGGCAGGCGCTTCACCAATCAGTGGAATAACGCTTAGCGACAGCACCAGTGCAAGTGTTTATTGGGGAAGCGTACCGACTTCACCAGCTACAGCGGCGGGGCAGTACACAGTAACGATATACGATGGGTCAAACGTCGTAGGAGCTGGCCAACTGAATTGGGACGGAGTTAACGAAATCATACTAAACGACATTGAAAGCAAAACAGCTCAATTGACTTTCACAACGGCTGGCGTAGTAGATGCAAACATTCAATATGTAAATGATATTGAAGTTAAGGGCGTTGGTACTGAAGTAGATCCGTGGAATCCCGTATGAGAAGCGCTTGGGGCTTAAGTTTTGGAAAATCGTGGCTTAATGCTTGGGGCTCAATAACTCAGCCTGATACTCACGACGGCGGGGATTATTATTACAAGTGGTGGAAGAAGCAGCACGAGAAAAAATTACCACAGCTAGAGGAAATAGTTGAGGCCGTAAAACGCACCCCTGCACAGGCATTAAAAGCAGTGCCCGAAGCAAGAGCACAATTTAACATTGATTACACGGGACTTAAAACCAATCTAGAAGCACAGCGATTTATTGCCAAGCGCATCAGCATTATGCTAGAGCTAAAACGCCTAGAGGATGAAGATGAAGCAGCAATTGAGATGCTTTTATTTTCATACTAGGGGGAATTATGGCGCATGAAGCAGGCAAAGGTTACAAACAAAGACCGACAGATCACGAAGCATTTACAGCAAATTTTGAGCGGGTTTTTAATGGAAATGTGCAGCGTGGCGGATGGGTGCAAGACCGAATCACGGGCAAGCTAATTCCTCGAAGCGAATACACACCGGACGCAACAAATGCGCCAATGGTTATGAATGACATTAATGGTTATAAAAGCCAAGTCACCGGCGAATGGATAGGTTCGCGTTCACAGCATCGAGCGCATTTAAAAGAGCACAGGCTTGTGGAGGTGGGCAATGAGATAAAAGCCCACATGAGCCAACGACCAGACACCAGGCCGGCAGGGAACATCAAACAAGACATTGCTAACGCAATGAACCGGCTAGGATATTGATTTTTTAACCACCAGAGAGAACCTCATGGATAATTTACGTGAAGCACTTGAACAGGCTTTTAATAACGAAGAAGCGGAACAGGCAAACCAGCCCGCAGCAGAAACCAGCGCACCCGAATCGGAGTCGCAGACACGGGACGAGCAGGGCAAGTATACTAATGCCCAACCAGAGCAAAACCCGCCATTAGAGCAAACATTGCCCGAACAGCCCGAAATAAAAGCGCCTTCAAGCTGGAAAACCGAAGCAAAACAGGCTTACATTAAGGCGGAGCGTGGGGAGGCTTTAACGCCACAAGAAATCAAGGTTTTAACGGCCGAAGCAAACCGACGAGAATCCGATTTTCTGAAGGGCATTGAAGAGTTTAAAGGTCACGCACATCGAGCGCGAGCGTTTGAACAGGCAATTGCACCCTATGCCCAAAATATCCAGCAATTAGGCTTAGATGCACCACAGGCCATTCAAAGGCTATTACACGCAGATCACACACTAAGGCACAGCGACCCATCAACCAAAGCGCAATATCTACAATCATTGGCGCAGGAGTACGGAGTTGATTTAAATTTGGCGCAACAACCCCAAAACATTGACCCACAGATGCAATATTTGATGAATCAGTTAAATGAATTGCGTCAAACGCAACAATTGTGGCAAAATTCACTACAACAGCAAGAGCAAACAAAAGCTAATCACGAACTGACGCAGTTTGCAACGGCTGATAAAGAGCATTTTGATGCGGTGCGTAATGACATGGCTGATTTATTGGAAACAGGAAAAGCCCAATCATTACAAGACGCTTATGAGATGGCAATATGGATGCGACCCGATATCAGGCAAACCCTTATCGAGCGGCAACAGACAGAAGCTAGACGACAGCAGGAAGAGCAGGCACGGAACCAGCGAGCGAGAGCCGCAAGCATAAGTGTTAGAGGCAGCTCGCCGACTTCATCAAGCAGTCAAACCGTGGCGGGCAGTTTGAGAGATATTCTTGAAGCCCAATTTGATAAATAAACCTTAAGGGGAAATCATGGCAACTTTTGCTAATTTGAGTGACATTGTCACTACAGCCATTCAAAGCCGTTCAGGCCAGTTAGCCGATTCGGTTACAAAAAATAATGCTTTGTTGATGAAGCTGAAAAACCGCGGCAACGTTAAAACCATTAGCGGCGGTAACGTCATCATGCAAGAATTGATGTACAACGATGCATCAACCTTGAACGCTGGCTCATATAGTGGTTATGACGTGATTGATATCACGCCTAACAGCCCTATTAGTGCCGCCCAATTTGATTTGAAGCAGTACGCGGCAGCGGTATCAATTAGTGGTTTTGAAATGTTGCAGAATAGCGGTAAAGAGCAGATCATTGATATGCTTGAAGGCCGTATTAACATCGCTGAAGGACAATTGTTAAATCAAATTAGCTCAGGCATTTACAGCGATGGCACTGGCAACGGCGGTAAAGATATCACGGGTTTACAAGCTGCAATCAGCACCAGCCCCACTAGTGGGACTTATGGCGGCATTTCGCGTGCAAACTGGACGTTCTGGCGCAATGCCGCGTTTAGCGGCGTAACGGATGGCGGTGCAGCAGTATCAAACACCAATATTCAAAGCTACATGAACCGTTTAGCCGTTCAACTGGTGCGCGGTACTGATCGCCCCGACATGATCGTGGCTGATAACAACTACTACCGTTTCTTTTTAGAATCGTTGCAGGCTATCCAGCGTGTGACGAGCGAAGATAGCGCGGCAGCGGGTTTCACCTCCATCAAATACCTTGGCGCCGGCTTGAATTGTGACGTGTTCCTTGATGGCGGTATCGGTGGATCCATTCCATCTAACCGCATGTATTTCTTAAACAGCAAGTACATATTCTTCAGACCTCACCGCGACCGCAACTTTGTGCCAATCGGCGGAGATCGTCAATCTGTGAACCAAGATGCAGTTGTGAAACTGATTGGCTGGGCAGGCAATTTGACTTGCTCAGGCGCACAGTTCAACGGAGTTTTATCAGCTTAACAAACAGGGGCAATCGCCCCTTTTTTAGAAAGGATTAAAAAAATGGCTATTCCATTTTCAGCAGCCCCCCTCAGCGGTGCGGATTTAGTGACTATTACTTTAGTGGCAGACTTGGCAGACGGCAAAATTGCCAATGCCCGTTTGGGTCAGCAAGTATTTGGCAGTGATGGTAAACTCTACGTTTACGCGCAAGCAAACGGCGCAATTCCGGCCTCTACTGCGGTATGTACTGTTAGCCCCACTACCTTCTTGGCTACCAGCTCAGGCGGCGCGTACACCAGCCCAGCCACTGCAATGGCCGCTGGCGACCGTGCTTGGTTCGGCAAAGCCAGCGTTTGATTAGGGGGCTAATATGTCATCATTTACCTCACGCATACAAGGGGCAGGAATCAGCCCTTTTGCGGCAGTCGCAATAAATGGCGATTTGGCGGATAGTTTGACGGCTACTGGCACTGTTCAGGGTAATGCACTGGCGTTAAATGCGGTGTTTAACATCGTAACAACGGCAGCGGCTGGCTCTGGAGTGCGGTTAATGTCAAGCGAGCCAGCTTGTCAAGTAATTGTCAAAAACTTGGGGGCGAATATCTTAAATGTGTATCCGGCTACAGGTCAGGCAATTAATGCGCTAGCGGCTAACACAGCGGTCACAATTGCTGCGGGAGCTTCGTCCGTATTTTTGGGCAGAGCCTCCGGCGGTTGGGCAACTGTTTAACCACCCTACCCCCTAACGGGGGGTTTTACTTCTGAAAGAGAAAGACTATGAGCAATCCTCAAGCCGAATCACATTTATTTGTTCAGTTTTACACCGATGCTTTGGAAGCAAAGGCCGAATCAGAGAAACAAGGCCGCCCTATTTTCAAGGATATGCCTTTTGTCCGAATCATCGTGCCCGGTGATACCAATAACATTATTGAGCGCGTAGCAGACGAAAACGATAAACAGCGTTTTCCTAACGCATGGGCGAAATATCAAAATTCAGAAGCAAAAGCCAACGAGGGTACGCCTTTGGAACAATGGCCGCAAATTACACGGTCATTACTGAAAGAATGCAAGTATTTTGAAATTCATACCGTGGAAGCGTTGAGTAATATCAGCGATGCTCACGTAGCTAAATTAGGCATGGGCTTTGGTGAATTGCGCACGAAGGCTAAGGCATGGCTAGAGGCAGCAGCGGGAACCGCACAGATTACCGCACAAGCAGCGGAAAACGCTCAATTAAAGCAAATGCTGGCTGATTTACAGGCTCAAATCAACGACATCAGCGAAACGAAAACACGACGCAAAAAGGAACTGATTGAATGACTACCCTGCTTCAAATAATTCAAGACACTTGCGATGAATTGGCATTAGACCGCCCCACAGCGGTTATCAGCTCAAATGATAAGCAAGTCCGCCAGATGTTGGCGTTATTGAACCGTTTGGGGCGAGATTTAGTCAAACAATACGAATGGCAGCGCCTGGATAAAGAGGCGTTGCTCACGACCGTACAATACACTTACACCGGCACGCTAACGGCAGGCAGTAACGTGATTACGGGGCTCAGCTCAGTAGTTGGGTTGAATACCAACTTCACCGTGCTGGGTGTGGGTGTAATGCCTTTTGCTCAGATTACTAGCGTGGGGGCTACTACCGTAACGATGGACATGTCCGCCACTGAAAGCGGCACTGTATCGCTTGAGTTTACGCAAAACAAATTCCCATTACCAAGCGATTGGGATAGGGAAGTACCACAGACAGAATGGAATCGCACGACCCGCTGGCCGTTGCTAGGCCCGAAATCAGCGCAGGAATGGCAGACATTTAAAAGCGGAATAGTATCAGCAGGGCCGAGGCAGCGATTTAGGATTTTAGGAAACTCATTGCAAATTAACCCATCCCCCCCGCCCGGACAAATGGCATCGTTTGAGTACATATCAAACGCGTGGGTTATTGGCAACGATGGGACGAGTAAAACCACATTTACGGCGGATGATGATACTTGCGTTTTCTCTGATTCTTTATTGCTTACAGGCTTAAAAACCCAGTGGAAACAATCAAAAGGGCTTGATGTTACTTTTGATGTAAGTGAATTTAGAGCGTTGTTAGAACGTGCAAAATCACAAGACAAGAGCGCGGCTAAACTTTATTTGAGCCAAGCAAGCGGCAACATTTTGCTTACCAATCGCAACATCATTGATGGCAGCTTCCCGAGTCAATAATCATGGATAAAAACGCAATCATCAAAGCATTACGAGATTATGTGCAAGCTACGAGTAATGAAGTAGCCAACACGGTGGCCGCACCGGTTGACATCATTAATGCTGGCCTTGGTAACATTGGGCTAAGCTCAAATGAACCCGTCGGCGGCAGTGCATGGATGCAACGCCAAGGATTAACAGCACCAGTACCCGATGGAATGGCGCAAACATTGGGAGAAACTACGGGTTTGGTTTTGCCTCTAGCTGGAGCGATGAAAGCCAAAGAGATAGCAGCGGCACTTAGGGGCATGGGTAACCGCAATGGCAACTAGACCACTAGCCCAATTTACCTCATTACCCGCACCCGTAGGGGGATTAAACGACCGTGACTCAATCGTGGGCATGAAGCCGAATGAAGCGATTGAAATGGAGAACTGGTGGACATACCCCACGTATGTTGCAACACGGAAGGGGAGCACAGCATGGCTAACGGGGTTACCGGGGCAAGTACGCAGTCTGATGGAGTATGCCCCGATTAATGGAAATTCAAAGCTACTTTCAGCTTGCAACGGTAACATTTACGACGCAACGACACAAGGCGCAGCAGGCGCACCCATTCACACGGGGTTTGGAAGCAGCGATTTTCAAACGGCGATGGTCACGATACCGGGCGGCTCATTCTTGATTATGGTCAATGGCGTGGACAAGATGCACGCTTATGACGGTTCAACGTTTACCATTCCAACGGTGAACAGCGTGGATAGCGCAACTTTTGCAAGTGTGGTTTCATTTAAAAACCGTTTGTTCTTCGGTCAAAAAACCAGCTTAAAGGTGTTTTACTTGCCAGTGAACGCTTATGCGGGTCAAGCGAATGAAATAGATTTAGGTGCTGTGTTTAATCACGGTGGAACCATCAATGCGGTGTTTAATTGGACGGTAGACGCTGGCGACGGTATGGATGATAGGCTAGCGGTGATTACTACGAATGGTGAATTGGCGGTGTTTACGGGCACAGACCCAAGCAACGCCAATACATGGGCATTACACGGGGGGTTTAATGTAGGAATCCCATTGGGCCGCAGATGGGGAACCAAGCTAGGCGGGGATTTAATATTGAACACGCTTACAGGTGTTTTTCCATTATCACAAGCACTATTAAGCGCAACGATAAACAGGCAAGCTGCATTAACAGACAAAATACAAAATGCCGTTTCACTCGCAGCGGGGCAATATCGGAACAATTTTGGGTGGCAGGTTACGGTGTACGCTGATAACAATGCTATTTTGCTAAATGTGCCGAAGGGTAACGGTGCGAACTTTCAATATGTACAGAACACTATCACAGGTGCATGGACTAAATTCATTGGCTGGGATGCTACTGTAATGCTTGTGACGAGTGCAGGTTTATTTTACGGCAACGGGAACAGCGTTCAAAAAGCGTGGGTTGGTGATAGTGACAACAGCGTACCCATAACTGCAACTGTTTTGCCGTCATACCAATATTTTGGCAACATGGCACGTAACAAGATGTTCACGATGGTAAAACCGTACATGTTGAGCAATGGTCGGCCAAAGGTTTTATATGATGTGAATGTGGATTTTGTGAACAACCCGCCGACAGGAGAATTATTATATGAACCACCTACCGGCATGATATGGAACGCCATGAACTGGGATAACGCAAACATGACGTGGGGCGGTGATATGACGGTGTTTACTGGCGGGTGGAAAACCGTAGGAAGAATCGGCAACGCTGCAACTTTAAGCATGGTTGTGAAGAATAATGGCTCAGAGGTGCAATTTATGAATTGGAGCGCAGCCTACCAGCAGGGCGGCGTATTGGATTATTGATGTATTGCTTCGATGCGGAAAAGGTCGGCGCGTGGGTAGCTGAACGAACAGGCGGCCAATGGACACCACAACGAGGGCGAGCGATAGGAAAGCTAGACGAGCTTGGGAATGTGGTTTGTGGTGCAATCTTTGAAGATTGGAACGGCGCAAATCTTTATATGCACATTGCGATTGAGAGCAAAATCACAGCGCAATTTCTTGCGTTATGAGCTGATTATGCTTTTAACCAAGCAAACGTTAAGCGATTGACTGGAATAATCCCATCAACCAATAAACAGAGCATAAATTTTGAAATTAGATGCGGTTT